GGCCTGCTGCCCGCCGGTAAGCGGCGCCGCGAAGCTGGCGCTGTTGATCGTCGTGATCGCCTGCAAGGTCTCGGCGCCGGCGGCGCCGACATACCAGGCATAAGCGACCGCGCCCTGCAATGCGGTGACACTGGCGAAGAGGGTTTGTCCGAGTGTGACCGCCTGCGTGGCGTTGGCGCTCTTGTTCGAGGAACCGCCGGAGAGGACATACGTCTTGCCGTCGGCGCCGGTGATCGTTTTGGTGGTCGCGATGCCGGCGGCGAGCGATGAATTCTGATAGCCCTCCAAGGTCAGCGCGACGGCAATGACCGAATAGGTCGCGGCCGGCAAAGTCGCGCCGCTGCCGGAGGCGGAAAGCGACGGCGTCGCAGGCGTGCCGAGCTGCAGTGACGCGTTGCCGCCGAGGATCGCCATCTCCTCCTTCAGCATCATTTTCTGCAACAGGCGGAAGGTCATGCGCGCCTGGATGTCCTCGAAATGGCGACCGGCGCTGATCGCCTCGTAGGTGGCCGCGTCCTCTTCGCCGATCGTCACAAACGACGCGGATTTGGACGCGGTCGTGTAGGACATCTGGCCGGAGCGCTGGCCCTCCGGAACCCAGCCCATCGCATCGAAGCCGGAACCGAGAAGCGCCGTCACCTGGCGCCAATTTGTCGCCGTGCCGGTGCCGCCGCCGATGCGCGGGATCGAATTTCTGAGCGGCGTCACAAACGGGTAGAGATTTTTCGCCGGCATCTGCAGATCGAAGGCGACGAGGCCGGTCGAGGCCGAGATGGTTTTTGTGATGCGGTCGTCGGGCGAGGCGAGCGCGCCTTTGACGAGATCCAAGGTGTCCTGGGTCGGGTTCATCGGTTGGTCCTTCTGCTGGAATAAAAAAACCCGGCCTAGAGCCGGGCGGATTAGGAAAAACGCGTTACCGCGGAGGGCGCGGTGTTTACCGGGCGGGGCGGAGCGGGGTGGCGCGGGCGGCCTTGATAAGGGCCAAGGCGCGTTCCTCGTCACTCATGCGGGCGAGCGCCGCGACGATGTCGTCAGTTGCGACCAAGGCGGCGGTGCCATCGTCGTGCTTGGCGATTGCGGAGAAGCCGCGGGCGACGGTCAGGGGCGGCAAGGGTGTTTGTGCGATGTCCTCGACGCGGCGCTGCAGCGCGTCGAGGCGCGGCAGGATGTCGTCGGCGAGCTTGGCGACGGTCGTGCTCAGCTCGGCGGTTTCAGCATGGCGCGATTTGCGCAGGCTGCCGGAGAGAGCGAGCGCGGCGATTGCGTCGGTGTTTTCCGAGGAGAACGAGTCGAGCAGCTCGCAGAGCTCGGCGAGCAGCGCGCGCAGCCTGCCCGGAGCGCCGGCGTTCCGCGGGCTTGCCCCCACCCGATCGCCACCCCGTTCCCCGTGGCCGGGCTCGTCCCGGCCACCCACGTCTTTGGTGTCGCGCCCGATCGAAGACGTGGGTGCCCGGAACAAGTCCGGGCACGGGGCTATCAAAGCTTCCGGCAGCTCATCGAGGCGCTTGAGCGTGTCAGCGGCGGAGGTGTCGACGGCGGCGCGCTTCCAGCAATCGAACACCGCCTCGGGGTTGGCCGGGCGGTCGACGACCGAGATCTCGCTCAGCGCGAGACCGGTGACGATGTTGCGGTCGGCGGGATCGCGCGCGGTGACATGGCCGCCGATCGAGAAGCCCTTGTAGACGCCGGCGACGACCTTGCGCCAGGCGTCGTCATCGACGATGCGGGCGCCGAGATAGAGCCCCTTGTGGTCGATCGCGGCCTCCTCGGCGATGCCGACCGCGGAGGGCTGGTGCATCTCGCGGATATTGGCAAAGCGCATGTAATCCTCGAGCGCCGCGGCGAGGGCGTCGCGGCGGATCACTTCGCCCTGCTCGTCCTCCGCCTCGGTCGAGGCGTAGCCCCACACCATATGCTGCTCGTGATCGAGCTTTTGGATCGGCCAATAAAACCGCATCAAGATGACTCCTGATTTACAATGCTCTGTGAGGCAGTGAGAAAGGAGGATTCACCACGAAGGCACGAAGACCAGGAAGCTCCCCTTCGGCGTCCCGGCGAAAGCCGGGATCCACTTTTCAGCTTCTCGTGACTCGGATGAGTGGGTCCCGGCTTTCGCCGGGACGCCGGAATTTACTTGCTGGCTTTGTGAACCTGTCGTCCGCGGCACCTCAGTTGATCGGGTAGCCCATGATGTAGACGTCGCCGGTCGCCGCGACGCCCTGCGCCGTGGTCAGCGACAGGTTGAGGGTCGCGGCGGTAAAGGTGTTCGTGTCTTCGTTGGTGAGGCCCGACAGGCGCTGCATCGTCGTCGCGCCGGTGCAATTGGTGAAGGCGGTCGTTGTCGCGCCGATGATCGTGCCGGTTTTGCTGGCTCCGGTGTAGAAACCGCCCTTGGCGGTCGTCAGCGAGGCCGAACAGTTCATCACATAGATGTCGGTGACGATGTATTTGGTCGCCCCGGCGATAAACCCGACATTGCTGCTGGTCAACGGCCGGATCGCGATAGACTGATCGGTCGTGACGTTGAAATTCGCGCCGCGCAGCACGCCAAGCACGCAGGGCATCCCGACCGCGCAAATGGACGGGTTGTTGTTACTGGCGGCATTCGTCAGCGTCCCTGCGATCGAACGCTGGATTTGCAGCATGTCGGTCGTGTTGGCGCCCGGCGTATCGACATTGCTGTCATAGCCGATCAGGATATTGCTGCCGCCGCCGACCAGTGCCGTCGAGGCGACGCTGTCGCCGACGACCGTGTTTTTCGCGCCGGTCGCCAGGACGGCGGCGGCATTGCGGCCGAGAAGCGCGTTGTTCGTGCCGCTCGAAACGGCGATGCCGGTGCCGGAACCGAGCGCGGTGTTGTTGTTGGCGGCGACGACCCGCAAGGCGTTCGTGCCGATCCCGGTATTGCTGCTCGGCGTGCCGGCGATGTTGCGGCCGGCATCGTCTCCGACAAAGGTATTGAAGCTGCCGACAACGGTGCCGGCGCCGGCGACGCCGCCCGCATTGTGGCCGACCGCCGTATTGGCCGTGGAGGAGGTGTCGAAATGGCCGCCGGCGCGGTCGCCGATAAAGGTGTTTTCCGCGCCGTAGAGGGTCGAAAGCGGCGTCTCGGCGCCGAGGATCATATTGCCATTGGCGGAACCGGCGGTGTTCAGGGAAGCGACCGAGATGTCGGCGGCGATGACCCCCAGTGCAGCAGTCACCTGTAGGCCCGTCCCGGCAGCCGTGCTCGATGATTGCGTAAAGGTCAGGCTGGCCGAGGGCGCCTGGGTGAGCGCGCCGGGAACGCGGAGCTGCATCGCGGTCGGGACGCCGGCCGAGACGGCCGAGACGACGACAACCGGGTTGGTCGTGAACGTGCACCCGGCGCAAGTTAGCGTGACGACCTCGCCGATCGCGTAGCCCGTGGGGCTACCGGCAATCGTGATCGACGACGGCATGATCCCCGACGCCGCGCCGGGCACGAGGCCGAGATTGTTGCGCGCGGCCGGCAGAGTCGCGTTGGCGGCATCCCGCGACATCGCCGGCGGCAATCCGACATCGGCGCGCGCCGGCAACGGCAACGACAATGCGAGCAGCGCACAGGGCAGAGCGAGGAGACTGACGGTTGTCATCACCAAACCCTCGCGGCCATCTGACACGAAGAGGAGCTCGAATAGATGCGGATGCGGCCGGTATGCGGCATGCCGGCCATCGATAAGGAGCCGCCCTGTCCGCCATTGGTCGACGGACCGGCGAGCACGACGAGGGTCGGCGCGAGCCCGCCCGCCGCATCGTCGAGCGCGAGCGTCAGCCCGGCGGCGCATTGCGCCTGGATCAGATAGCCGAGGCGCGGCTGCGTCGCGGCGGGGATCGTCGCGAGCAAGGAGAGGCCCGCGAGCGAGGGCGCGTTGGCGCTGTAATCGCTGCCGCTCTGGGCGGGCGAGGCCATCGCCTCGGCTGCGCCGAGCGCGCGATACGCCGGGACCTCGATTTGCGCGGCATCGGAAAATCCCGCGGGCACAAGCAGTAATGCGGCCATAAAAAACGCCGCCCGAGGGCGGCGCGATAAACGCGTCATGCGGTGTTTCCTTTGGTCAGCTCAGTGTCGGAACAGTCGGTTCACAGCGAGACAGCGAGACGAAAAAATTTCACCACGGAGGCACGGAGAACACGGAGTGAATGCGCGCTGTCATTGCGAGTCCGCCCGTCGACGCGCCGCAATGACAATTTCTTCTGCGTAACCTCCGTGTCTCCATGTTTTGAATTTCCTGCGGCCAACAAACCGAGCGGCTCGTCCTTACTTAGATCCCGGCGATCGCCTCCATGCCGAGGATGTCGCGCGCCTCGTTGACCGTGTAAACGCCGTTGCGCAGATAGATGTCGAACATCGTCGCCTGCTCGGCCGGGTCGGCCGGACGCAGATCGACCCAGCCGAATTCGAGATCGGCGTGGCCCATGCGGTCCTGGATCACATGGTCGGCGAGGCGCTTCACCCAGCCCATCAACGGCGCGAGACCTTCCGCGAGCGCGGCCTCCTGCGCCTGCTCGGCGGTGGCGCGGTTGATCTGATGGATAAACGGCGTCGGCGGCAAGGAGAACGCAAAGCACACGATGCGCGCGAGCCATTCGTCGAACTCGTCCTTGTAGGGCGCCTCCTTGAAGGGCTGGTATTTCGTGCCGGCCGGACCCCAGACCAAGCGCGAGCGCGAGGCGGTGTTGCCGGCGAGCACCGAGTCGAACCATTCCTGGAATTGCCGGATCTGCTCGACATTCCATCCCTCGGGCGCGTTGAGGAGACCGGGCGGGACATTGCCCTCGGTGAAGTGGTGCAGCTGCATCGCCTGGCGGCGCAAGGCGATGTTGACGGTCATGACGATCTGCTCGACCGGCGAGAGGCCGTAGAGCTTGTGCGGGCGCGGGTTGCGCGGGAAATAGAGGAGCTCGTCGGCGGTGAGGAGGCGCCAGGGGAGGCCGTGGATCATCTGCTCGTAGGCGGGCGCCGGCGGACGCGGGCGGCGGCCGGTGTCGTCGATCAGCAATTTGATTGTCGCGCCGTCGACAACATCGAGGCCGATCAACTCGCCGGCGCGGTTACGGCGGATTTCGAGGGCCGGCGCATCGAGCACGAGAAGATCCTCGAGGAGCGCGCGCAGCCAGGTCGCAAACGGGCGCTCGCCATCGGGGCGGCGCCAGAACTGCGCGAGGCGCTCCGCGCGAGAATGCGCGTCGGCGGTAGGCCGGCGGGCGTTTTTCGATTTAATCGCCCAATCGAGCTTCTCGATCTGGTCCTTGCGGGTTTCGATCGCGAGGCGGGTCAAATCATGCGCATCGGCGAGCGCGCGCAATTCGGTGAAGGAGACGGGCTCATAGGCGCGCGGCGCCGTGATCGTGTTGATGCCGACCGGGAAGTCGAAGACGCGGGTGCGCTCGGGTTGCGGCGGCGCAAGCGGGATGCCGGGCGAGAAGATGCCGCGGGCCGGCTCGAAGGTGGCGGCAAATTGCGCCTCGAATGCCGATTGGCCCCAGCTGTACGAGAGCGCGAGAGGCGTGCGTTTGCCGCCATCGGGCATTGGTCGATGCTCCTGATGTAAGTGGTTCACAACGAGGCGGCGAGACAGCGAGAAAGGCGCGCCATTCGGCGCACAGGAAGCGAACGCTTTAACGCGGAGGACGCAGAGGCTACGCAGAGGACGCGAAGACGGCGGTGCGGCTGATGCGCCTTCGCGTACCTTCGCGCATCCTCTGCGTCCTCTGCGATGAAGCTTTATCTCTTTTGGCCGCTTCGCGGCCGCTTTAACTCGTTAGAAGCCGGCCAGCTTCAAGACAAATACCCATACCAACAAACAACTGCCGGAAAACACGGCCAGCCAAAAAACTTGGAAGAACACCCCAACCCATTCCATGACCGGACCGAAGTCGACCTCTTCCGTCGATTGCCGCGTGAAGAGCTGCAGACGACGGTCAGGTTGCTCAGAATTTTGTTCAGCATCATCGGTCTGCTGGTCTTCGCTGTTCTTCACCAACTGCAAAATCAGCGGCGAGCGATAGTGTGTTCCTCTTCCGGACATCGGGCATCTCGGGCTTGTGTGCCAGGCAATGGAGGCACCAACCGGCCTTTGGTGCAAGCCCATACACCCTAGAAACTGGACAGGGCGGTGCGTTTCCAGGTGTTGGGCGCGGTGCAGGCGTAGAGGTAGTTCGAGTCGAACTGGAGCTGGCCGGTCTGGCACGCGGCCGAGCTGGTCGCGGGCGTGCCGATCGCCGGGAACATGCCGTTGGCCGAGGCGGTGGCCGGGCTCGTCGTCTCGATCCGGAAATTCGAGCCGTCGAACTGCAAGGTCACGAGCTCGTAATTCTGATGAAACAAGGTCAGCGCGGATTGCGCGCCGCGGGTCCCGGGCAGCAGGATCTGGCCGCCCGACGCGGCGTTGACCTGCACAGTCAGGCTCTTGCCGTTATCGGTGACAAAGGACATCGACCAGCCGGCGCTGATCGCGGTCGTCGAGGGCAGGGTGACGGTGAGGCTCGCGATCGGCGTGTTGTAATTCGACAGGGTCAAGCCGCAATCCGCGGGGCTGGCCCCGTAGGTGCTGACCGACGGAAAATTCCAACGCGGCAGGCATGTCGTGCCGCTGAGGCCGATAGCGGCGGCGCTGACCGGGCTCACCTGCAGCACGCGAAAATTCGAGCCGTCGAACTGCACGAGCGCCATTTCGTAATTGCCGGCGGCGAGCTGCACCGAGCCGGCCGCGGTGCCGCTGCCCGGAAACAGAATGTGGCCGCCATTTGTCGGGTTGACCTGCAAGGCGGCGGTCTTGCCGTTGTCGTTGGCGACCGCGAGGGTCCAGCCCGGATTGATCGTATTGACCGAGGGCAGGGTGACACTCAGAAAAGCAAGCGGCGAGTTGAAGGCCGAGATCGCGCTGCCGTTGTCGATGACGGCGGCGCTGTAAGCGCTGACGCTTGGAAAGACCCAACGTGTGATGCCGCCGATCCCGGCAAGGCCCAATTGCTGC